GCCTCGATGCGCGGCGTGGTCAAGGACGTCCTCGACTCGCTGACGCCACGCGAAGCCAAGGTGCTGCGCATGCGCTTCGGCATCGAGATGTCGACCGACCACACGCTGGAAGAGGTCGGCAAGCAGTTCGACGTCACCCGTGAGCGGATTCGCCAGATCGAAGCGAAGGCGCTGCGCAAACTGCGTCATCCGTCGCGCTCGGACAAGCTCAAGAGCTTCCTCGAGAACAACAGCTGATTGTTGATGCGGGCTTGACGCGCCTGTACTAAAGGCAATATGCTCTCGCCACTTCGCTCATCACGTTCGTGTTGATGGGCAGGTGGCGTTTGCTTGCCACCATCCCAGTTTCTGGGCCTCTAGCTCATGCTTGGTTAGAGCAGCGGACTCATAATGTGGTGTTGGTCAGCGCGGTTTCAAATAAAAGTCATAAGAAACAAAGATTTATCGAGATATTTTTAGGGAAAACTAGGGGCACTTTACAGATACTTTCCCCTGACATAAAATTACTTTCCAGTTGCCTAGTTGAAAAATGTTTTAAAGTAACGATTTTGGGCCTGTAGCTCAGTTGGTCAGAGCAGTCGACTCATAATCGATTGGTCGCCGGTTCAAGCCCGGCCGGGCCTACCAATATTGATAGAAGAACGCAAAGGCCCTCCGGGGCTTTTTTGCTTTCCGAGCCGTGTGTGTACCAGGTGATACGCGTTATACTGTATATTCATACAGTATTTCACTAGACCAATATGCTCGACAGAGTTTCACTCCTTTTTGAAGACGGCGGTCGCCCGTTGGCCAGGTACAGACTTGCGTTTCCTCAGGTCGAATACGAGGGCAGTCTTAGCGTAAAAGAGATGCGGGCGGGGCCGATGAGAAGGACAGCACTTGCTGCAAGACTTTTGGGAGCAAATGGAGCGGAGGTTCTTCCGACTCTGTACGACGCTAGGCTGGTTTATCACGCCGACGGAGAGTCGCGTATTGCTGGCCTCCAGTTGGACACGTTGACTAACAAATTCACGGCGCAGACCTGGCACGTGAAGTATGGAGGCTACGAATCAAGGTGACTGCGAGTTAGTTCCTCATCCTTTCTAGTTCAGGCTATAATTTCCGTTAGTAAATTATTACGAGATTCTATGAAAACTCTTGCTGCTGTTGACTGTGAAAAGTGATGGAACAGTACATTCCTGTACTGTCTGGCCTCGCTGGCGCTCTGCTGGGCGCACTTGCGTCAGCCCTCGCCGTGTTCGTCAACGGACACCTAGAGACTCGCCGGCAACTCAGCAAGTTGGCGTATGAGGCTGCACTAAAGGATTGGCAGGGTGCGGTTGACCTTGCTGGTAATGGTGGGCCGCGCATAGTAATGCCGCTGACGTCCTACATCTATTTTCACGTGCATTATATGGAACTTGTCTCTAACGGCAAGGTGACCAAGGAAGCGCTCGAGCAGCTGAATGCTGATATGGACGCGCGTTGGCCGCAGAGGCGACGCGGAGAGGGCGATGCGTCAGGCGCTTGACACATAGCCGCTTGACAGGATTACCCGAGTACTCCGGCCTGCTTAAGCATTATCGCCAGCGCTGAGGGCTCTGGCGGACGCTGCAGAGCATTGAACGCAGCGAGCCAAGTATCGGACACCTGGACAACAACAGGGCGCCAGGAGTCATCCGGCCGCGGTGCTCCGCCCACTTGGTAGCGGCCCTCCGCTGTCGCTGTGAGCAGAATCTTCGCTTGGTATCCGCCGACTACTCCTACGTATTTCATGAATCGCGCAGGTAGACAGCGATGAGCACCGTAATACTGACAATAGTGCCGCCGACGATAGCAAACCACCCGAGTGCGTCGGCGATTTTATTCCGACCTGCGCTGGTGAAGCAGTACTTATCGAGAAGCTTTTCCATGGTAATCTCAAATTTCTGTATGCCGATAGGTCCATCCTAACATCTACTATATACGGACTGCCAATGGAAACTATCCCTGCTGCGAGTTTTGTCTATCAATTCTCGTTCGGCCCTGAAGATGCCCTTAGTCGTCTGCCTGACGAAAGTCAAGCTGCGGCTGAAAAACTGATTGTTGATGTCATTTATGAGGCGTTTGTAACCTCGGCTGACGAGGACTACCTAACAGCTAGGACATTAGCAGTAAATGGGCTTCCGCGCGGATTCGCCTGGGGCGCTGGGCAGGCGCTTGAAAAATACCTGAAAGCATTTCTGCTGTTCAGAGGTCAGCAAGTTAAGGAAAAGCCCTTCAGAGGACATGCTATCAGAGCACTCTATGATGCTGTCGTCGCGCTGGACCCTACCGTAGCGGAGATTGACATCAGCCCCCATCCTGACGTCAATGCGCGCTTGCTGCTCATCAAGCCTAAGCGGCCAGTTCAGTTGCCAACCTTTATTGACACAATTGAGCGAAACGGTGACCCCGATAATCGATACAACGCGGCGGGAATCGAGTTTGATACCAATCTCGTATTCGCACTAGATTCTTTCATACATGGGTTCAGGTCACGTATCGGTGCGCCACCTATTGAGTTCAGCTTGAAACGATTTGACGAAAGCGTATTAACTGCCTTTAGAGATAATAACCCCTATTTCTATCCCGTCTCGAGCGATGAAGACGGCGGCGTCGCCCAGCACTCGTTTAAGATGCTCGCTCAAGTTCACTGTACGACACAGGAGTATCTCCTGAAGAACTCACGCTCCGGGGTAAATATGCACGTTATTAACTGGCTAAAGCAGCGAATGATTATATAAGCCCATATTTTTATTTTGTATTTGGCGGTGCTTTATACAACCGTCGTTGTTGTCATATCGTATACTAGCGCTACCGGCGCCGCCACTTGAGGAGTTGAGCCGGCTCAACCGCGGCGGCGGCGCAATCTAGGAGACTAATTTGGCACCGATTCTATATCTGGATTACGACGGCGTGCTGCATCCAGCAGACGTACGTGTTACTGAAGAGGAACCCGAGCGGGCTCGCGTATATATAGGGGGACGCCCGAGCGACCATCCGTTATTTGAACACGCGCCCCTGCTAGAGCGCCTACTAGAGCCGTATCCCGAGGTAAAAATAGTACTGGCAACACTGTGGGCTCGAATGATGGGGTACGAGTTCGCGCTAGCGCAATTGCCACCAAGTTTGCGCAGCCGAGTAATAGGCACAGTGTGGCGCGGTTCGATGCTCGAGTACCCGCCAGGGTCTAGGTACGATGTAATTCAGACGGATGCAGATTCGCGGGGACTAACGGAATGGCTCGCGTTAGATGATGACACCAATTATTGGCCTGAGGACCAGCTGTATCGCCTCGTAGCGACCACACATTATTGGGATGCGCTAGCGGAACCCGGCGTAGCCGAGGAACTGTCACAAGCACTAGCGATGCTGTGCTCGGGACGGACCCTGAGAGGGCGCAAGCCGCGCCCAGACCCCTACCCATCTACAGTAGACCGGCTGTTCCCCAAGGATTGAGCCGGCTCAAGCCCCGCCAATTGAGCCGGCTCAACCGCATGAGCCAAGAATGTCAGGAGGAGGGCGCGATGTCGCCTAGCCACTAAGAACCCTCAAAGTTGAGCCGGCTCAACCGCTCATAGCCAGTTGGAGATAGCGATGAATAACGCGATTCGGATTTTCCTCGCCGATGAGGAGCGCGCGCTGAGAATACTAGTCAACACTGCCGTAGGCGCCATGGGCCTCGGCCTGGCAGTCGCCATTGGTGCCATTCTGCTGATGAGATAGGCCCAAGCTTAGAATTGAGCCGGCTCAATCGCGTATCTTGGCCAACGAACCGCGGCTCGCCCACTTTTGCCCGTTTTTCATCCCACAAATAGCAATCCCCGCGCATCAGTTGAGCCGGCTCAACTGATGCGATATTAGTTGGATGGGGCGGGCAGTGGTTGGTCTTCGTAGCCGCGGCGTTTAACGAGGTAGCGGAGCAGAAATGCCTCTGGCCAGTTCGTGTCGAGCACTAGAGTGAACTGGCCGTTTTTCTCAATGACCGCGAAGTGCTCGTTATACTCGCCGTTAAAGCGCGGGTCGGTCTCTAACGACTCAGGACGCTCTTCATGCATGCCTTCAATGAATACGTCGCGATGCACTACGTACCCTGCCTGCTCTGCGTCCTCGATATAGTCAACTGCGTTTGGGTAATCCACCAGCAGGATGTTCCTTCCGGTTAATCGGAACCAGTTCGCTCGGTCTTGAGCCGGCACAACCTCAGCCTCAATTGCATCTAACAACAGCATCATTACCGAACCCCTCATCGTTTAGATAAGAAATTTTACCATGCGGCAATGCTTCGCTGGCTAGACGAGCCATCTTGGTAGCAAAACGACATCGGGCAACTAAGTTGAGCCGGCTCAACCGCTCTCACTCCCAATAGTTGCATTATTGACTACTGTACGTTAACCCAGTAGACTGTCAGTTTACATCGGCGAGGTGGGTATGGATAAGCGGCAACTTGAGGACAACGCAATCCGCACGGAATGTGTTGAGAGTTTATGTGACGACCTACTGGCAATGAAAGAAAGGTCGCCGATGCTGCGCGAAGTCCACTTGCTTGCAGCTGCCTACCGCTCGGCTCTCGAATTGGGCTGGGGTGAGAACGACAGCGAATTGAAGTTCATCTTCCGCCGCGTCGCAGCCTGTCTGCGGTGGCCCGCCCCATCGGAGATTGCATGACCCTCGAGATAGCCCTGCTGGTGGCTGCAGCGTTCATTATCGGATTCGCTGCGGGCAGAGTCTACAGCCTGCGCAAGGTGAGTTGAGCCGGCTCAACTGCTGTTGGCCAAGGGTGCGGAGTAGGGCACGGCAGCCCAGCTGCGCATCTTGGCCAACTGCCGTTTTTCACCCCAGGATTCTGCGTTGAACCGGTTCAATCGATTCTCGTACACATAGATGTTCACAAAACCCCTAGGGCCGTGCACATCTATTTGCATGCTGCCGTTCCTTCAGCGATTGAGCCGGCTCAAGCTAAAATGCCTCAACTTTCATAGGGAGGCACATGTTCTACAATAAGAAGCCCGAGCCCGCCGCGGCGCGTCCAGAAACGCTTGAGTGGGACCGGCCCAACCAACGCTCACAGTCCACCCGAATTGTTGTGACGTCGTGGGCTCTCAAAACGACACCGATGCTCAGGCATCCTCGCGGCCATAATTTGGAGTTTACTTTCGAGGGCAGAGCGCGCCTGGGCGGCATTCCCAACGTCCCCATATACGGTGGAATTGAAATTCCAGGAGATTCAGAGCCGATGGGATATCTCGCTGACCGTTGGACGAACGTCCCAACGTATGTAGAGGGATACGCCCATCTATCGCGTGATGAGCCAAAAGCACCGCTTTTGTTCGTTTACCTATTTTGCACAAATGACGCAATGGAGTGGGTATCGCGGGCACTAGCTGCTGGGTTCTCTACGATTGGGGGCAAGTCGTTGGTCGACTTGGAACTTACGTATCCCGATGAAATGGGCGCCGATTTCTGGACGGACACGTGGCAGGAAAAAACTCTGCGGGTCTCAAAATGGGACGTTCGGGCTATTGCTGGCAATAGCGAAAACTGACCAGTTGAGCCGGCTCAACTGCCGTTTTTCACCCCACGCAGCTGAGTTGAGCCGGTTCAACCGAAGCTGCAATACAAAAAGCCGCACCCTGGAAGGGGCGCGGCTTAATCATTCTGACATCACGTCCTCGTCTGCATCTCTAGTGCAGCCCACTGACGTTGCGGCGTCGTCGTAGCCCGCAACCCACCTCCCCGAATACACCCCAAACACTGCCGGAGCATGACGCTCGCGTCCGTCACGGAATGCCTGGCCGCCTTTGACGAACGCTCGGTCGCCGACGATTTGCTCCAATTTTGCAATCGCACTATTAAATTCCATCTCATATCCCTGTTGTTGTCCTGGAATGTATAGACACAATTTCAAGTAGTTGAGCCGGCTCAACCGCTGGCTTGAACCGGCTCAACCAGCCCAATATTCCCCGCGATAAAAGTTATGCGACTTTTGCCTGCGCAGCGCGTGCGGCTGCCATCCCCGTAGAATTCCGCTATGACTGCTTGACGCATAGGCAGTTGACAGCAAACGGTCGATGCTTACCTGCCAGCGATAAATCGTATGCCTACACGAAGACCAAACCCTTTGTGAGCAACGACTGTGAACAATTTTCTTTGTGAAAGCCCGACCCCTACGCTGGCCGCCTACATGGCCGCCGGCGCCATCTTTTTCCGCGTCCCTGTGGACGACATGCACGCCGCAAGCCTGCCGGTGGGGCTGTACTTCAATGGCCACTGGCCGCACATGCGCAGCGAGAGCGTCGAAACGCTCGAGGAAGTGCTGGCCGAGATGGCAGCCAAAGGCCCGCTGCCTATGCCACCAGGGAGCGCTAACTGATGGCAACCGACTACACATTGCCGGCAACGCTGGTGGGCATCTTGCACACCTGCCACTGCTTCTTGGGCCGCCAGCCCGCGCCAGAACCCTGCTGGGCTCTTGTTGACATCGGCGGACGCACCATTGTTGAGGCCGATGACCTGGACGAACTCACCCGGCTCGCCTGGGCGGCCGGCTACACGCTCGAGTGACCGTTGACCAAATGGCAGGGCAGGGGGCGTGGCACATTCAGCCCCCGTTTTTCACCCCACGATTTGACACCAGCCTGCCCCCGGCTCCGCTGCGCCTGCCCAGCCTCGCACCCTGGCCAACAGGGTTTCACTCCGAAGCCCGGCAATAAGTGCCAGGTACTACACGCACCACTTCACCAACAACGAGGCTTTCATGACACAACGCCAATATTTTGAATCACACGACACTGCCGACAGCGGCCACTGGGCGCGCTTTTGTATGACGAAACGCAGCAATGGCCGTGGTTGGTTCCTCGCCACTGTCCCAGATGCCGCCATCGTCGTCGCCGGCCGAGCAGCGCGAGCTGCGGAGCACCGGCGCCGTAAAGCACACAAGGTGGCAGTGGCAGAGGCGAGGCGGGCAGAGGCCGCTGCGTACCGGGCCAAGATTCTTGCATTCCAGGATGCAGTCAAGGACGCTTTTGCCAGCTTCCGCCCTGGTGCCAGCTATCGAATGTGGACGGGCAGCCGGGCCGTAGATAAATCTTAAGCCTATACAGGCAATCACCCACCACCTGGAACCCCACATGACACAGCGCCACTATTACACCGCCAACAACGGCTCTTGCGTATGCGTTACCCTCGCCAAAGATGGAATGCGAGGCTATCTCGCAATTGTTCCGAGCCCTGCCGCCATTGACGCCGGCCGAGCTGCTCACAAAGTCGCACGCTTAGAGAAGCAGGCTAAGGGCAGAGCGCGTCGCGAGGTCCTGGCAGCGCAGCAGGCGCAGGAAGCCGCAGAGTACGCGGCACGAATGGAAGCACGACATGCACAGGCCCAGGCCCGTGCTGACGAACTCGCGCGCCGGGTCGAAACGGCCCGTGCCGTGCTGCGTTCGCACGGCATTAGCACCCTGCGGCTGAAGGACTACGAGGCCATCTATCTCGCACACGCCTTGCGCGATATGTTCCGACAAGGCCAGCACGCAGGCTATGCCGCAGCCCTGGCCGAGCGCGAGCCCGTCAAGAACTTTGGCGCCAAAGGCACGGCCGTGCCGACTATCAAATTGGTGCAGGGCGCGCGCATCCCCGGTTGCGGCATGCTGATGAGCCGCAGTGACGCCGAAGCGCTTGGGCTGGACATTAAATATGGCACCAAAGTGTGGGTTCGCGGCGCATGAAAATCAGCAGCAAAGTGCGCATTGCCGGCTTCACTCCGAACGAGGCTGAGGTGATGCGCGCCATGTATCAAATGAGGAACAAGAGGGGCACCCCGCACGCATTCGGCGAAACAGAGCTGGGCTGGGTGCGCCCCCTTGACATCGGCAGCGCCTACCGCACGCACCACTCGGGCACGCTGTTGAACCAGGTGGCTCGAGGGTTCATTGATGCCAAGGCCTATGCGTCACCGACCAACCACGGCCAGCGCTCGAGCCGTGCCCAGGTTTACCGCATCTCGCCCACCGGTGCGCAGGCTTGGGAGAGTTACCAGCAGCACCAGGCGACCCGTTTTTCACCCCAACCCTGAAGGACTACAGAATGGATGACATCATCAAGGACGGCCCACCGATGCCGAAGGACCTGGCAGAGATGCTGCGGCTGCACGCGAAAGGCACGAGCCGCACCAATCTGGACTTCACGCACACCGTGAGCATCGAAGTTGGGCACAAGGACGAGCTGCTGGCAGATGAGGCGGACGATGCGGTCGCGATACGAGCAGCATTTGGGCGCTATCGCGATATAGCAGAGGACTTCGCGATAGCCCGCATCGTCGGGATGATGGCTGAGATGAAAAGCCCAAACGAGAGAAGCAGTGGACCAGTTGAAGTCGTGTTTATGACCCCACCGACGCCGGAGATGCTCGAGGCCGCCCGCAACCTGCTGGCAATGGACAAGGCAGCTACGAATCAACACCCCGTTGGCCAAGGCGATGCGGCGCAAGTCGACGTGCCGGACGCGTGCAGCTCGAGCGGAAGCTGACCCACCGCGCACCTTTGGCCAACCGCCCCTGCGACGAGCCAGGCCCCCCTTGCGGGGGCCGTTTATTTACCCCTCAAAAATTCTTAAAATACTTTCAAAGTCGTCGGCTCTACTTTATCCATATGGAACCACGTTATTCCGGGGTCGGTGTAAATGCAAACACGAAAATGTTTGCAAGATGACAACTAAAGCCCGGTGTTGTCCGGGGTTAGGTCGCTACACTCTTATATAACCCCCCAACAAGGAGCCGCACATGTCGCACACTCTCATCATTGCTTACTACCGCGAAGCCACCGAACTGCGCAAAAAAGCCAACGCTGCCCTGGTTCGCGGCGAGCGTGAGGACTTCGACATTTACAACCAAATGGCTGTCCCGCTTGAGGACAAAGCCGCTGCCCTCGAGGCAGAGATGGAAGCAGCCACGGCGCCGGCGACCCGGGGCGAGCCGACGGCCGAGCTGGCCTATCGCTTCAAAACCATGCTGCAGGCTCGTAATATGGGCTACACCATCACCTGGCAATGGGACGCGACCGGCAAGAACCGCCACGGCGTCATTCGGGTGTTCTACGAGGACAAGCCCGGCACGGTCGATGAAGCGGTGTTTGCCCGCAGCACGCACGTATGGGCTGATGCCGACAGCCGCATTGGCAAGCTGCGCACCGGTAGCCCCAAAACCCTTGCTATCAAAGCTTTGCTGGCCCGCCTTGAAGCGTAGCACCTGCAACCGAGGCTGACTCAGAAGCGCCCTGTGATATCCCGGGGCGGTTCCCCCGCTTTAATTTTATCGGCCTGCCCCCGAGCTGCCGCGGCGCCAGCCGGTGCGGCGTGCATATAAATGCGGGTTGTATACTGGTTCCAGGGTGTAGTTGAACACTCAAAATGACGCGTACCGAGGTGGCGTTGATGCGGGTGAAAATCCCGCCACCCTGGCCATGTGCGTACGCTGCGGTGAGATGCAAGCATGGTTGGAAAAAGCCCCCTGATGGGGGCTTTTTCTATAGTGCGCCGATGCTTTCTTCACAAGGGATTCTCAACCGGAGAGCCCTTTGACACCAACCCAAGCACCTGGCGTGGAGCTACTGCGCCGCACCTGTGCCGCAGCCCTCGAGCAAGCCACGCACGCCATTTTCCTGGGCTCCCTGCCTATTGAGGACATCGACCAGCAGCGCGCTGCCATGATGGCATCAGCCCGGCGCCTGTGGAACGAACAGCCCGATGATGCATGGGGCGACAACAGCGACCGGCACCGTGGCGACGAGGCCACTCAGCAGAAAACATGGTTTGACGGCTGCCTGGGTGAAGCAGTGGTGGGTCGAGTGCTCCGAGCTGCTCGCAATAGTCGGGTTGTGCTGTCCGCTCCTTTGGAGTGGGTACCGACCACCGAGCCCGACCTGGTTTATAAGGGCAAGCTGCGCAACCTGCGCGCCGACTTCAAAACCGCGAACTACAAGCGCCCCGACGGGCGCACATCCTGGACGCTCAACGAGGGCGCCCACCTCAAAGCCGACGTGGATGGCTACCTGGCCATTGACCTGGCAGCAGAAGCGGGCCAGGCGCGTGTGTGGTACTACACAAAGGCAGCCGTGGAAGCCACCGGCGACCGCATGCACCGCCCAAGCAAGTCGGGCACGCCCTCAAGCTTCTACCGCCTGTTCTTCCCGCCCGCGTAGTCTGGCCAACAGGGCTTCACAGTCAGCCCATGCGGCACGGTCAGGCAGTGCGTGCAGCGCGTCCGCTTCGTTGTTCGATAGTGGCGCCCAGCCGGCTAGCTGCGACCAGTGCACTTCGTTCATTCCATGGTTTGTGTTCATGCGTTGCTCCGTTGGTTGGTTGTATCAAGTATAAGAATTATGTTTTAAAAAAGCGTTCTATCCGTCACGCCCATATAACACCGGTTGCTGCACTTCCCATGAGGCTTTGGAGGGGTCCGACCTCATAAAGCCCCCATGCCGCTAGGCCTGGGGGCTTTTTTATGCCTAGCCAAAACGCGGCAACTGCTCGCTTCACGGGACATTCAACCCGTGGGGTAGCTGATGGCAACGAAACCTAGAAAAACACGCAAGCAACGCTGGCTCAACCGGCTCAACATTGCATTGCCCATTGTCGCCACTGCGGCCGCGGCTGCGCAGGCGGCTTTGCCAGAGCTGCACGGCTTAATCTCGCCATGGGCCTATGCAGGTGCGTCCGTCGTCAGCGCCACCATCGTGCGCGCCCTCACCGTCGTGCGGATTGACCCAGATGCTTGAAGCCATCCAGTCATCCGTGCTGTGCTACCTGGTGGCCGGCCTGCTTACCCTGCTGACCCTGGCGGGGTGTGGTCTTTTCTACCAGCACAGCGTCACCACCGACCTGCGCGCAGCCCTGGCCCTGACCGAGGCCCACCGCGACTTGGCAAAAGCCCAGGCCGCAGCAGCGACCGCCCTGATTGAGGCGCATCAAGCGCTCGGCAAGTCGATGGAGGGACGCGTGCGTGACGCCGAGGCCACAGCCCTGCTGCTAGCAAAGAACCCTAAGCCACTACCGCCAGCGCCAAAGGGCTGCGCACCTGCCGCTGCCTGGGCACGTTCAGCCGACACCAAAGCCGCAGTGCTGGAGCACTGGCAATGAGCCGCAACCCGCCCACCTTTTTCCTGCTGTTGCTGCTCCTGATGGCAACCGTACTGACCGGCTGCGCTACTCCTGCGCCCCGTGCTGAACGCATGCAGCTGCCGGAGCTGAAGGCCTGCGCCGCGCCAGTCCTGCCGCCTAAACCCACGCTGCCATTGGCCAACCTGCCTTTGGACGCTTCCGACGACGAAACGCTGGCTGCTTATGCAGAGAGCCTGCGCCAGTGCGCCCTCTACTCGAAACAACTCGAAATTGCACTAAAGGCTTACACAAATGGCAACTAACGACAACGGCCAGCGTATCGCAGCCGTCGAAACAAAAATGAGTGCCGTGGAAAAGGCTCTTGACCGGCAAACCGACGCCCTTGCCGACGTGGCCAAAGCATTGCATGAGATTGCCCTGCGCACTGTGGGTATGGACGACCTCGAGCAGCGCATGCGCCGGCTTGAAGCGCGCGAAGCCAAGTTGCTGGGCATCATGGTCGCCCTGGGCGCGGTGGGGCCGTACATCTTGCCAAAGCTGATTGCCTTGCTGGGCAGCGGCAGCTAAATGACGACCGGGGCAGCTTACGCTAGGAAAATGGCAGCGGCGGCAGCAGTAGCTGTAGCCAGCATGGGCGCGCCTGTAGAGAATGCGGCACCAGCGAAATCCTCGCGCAAGAAGGCCGCAGCCAAAAAGCCGGTGGCCAAGAAAAGCCGGGAGAGCACCACCAGCGCCCGCAAGATGACTGCCCTGGCCCGTGCCAGCGAGGCTGTGCGGCTGCGTCGTGACGGCCTGACATTCGACGAAATCGGCGCTGAACTCAAAATCACGAAGCAAGCGGCCCACCAGCTTGTGACCAAGTACCGCGAGGAAGCGCGCGAACTAGTCATCGAGGACACGCTGGACCTGGTGCTGTTCGAACTCGAGCGGCTCGACTACCTGCTGCGCCGGCTCAAGCCCGGCATTGAGCTGGGCGACCCTAAAAGCATCAACACCGCCCGCCAAATCGTGATGGACCGCGCCAAATTGCAGGGCCTGGTCACGGACAAGCAAGAAGTCGACGCAAGCGTGGTTTCTGGCGTGTTCGCACTGCCGCTGTCCCCTGTTTCCGCTGAAGCATGGGCCGCCAACGCCATTGAGCTGACCACCGGCGAAGAAGCGCGTGCCGAGAAAATCATGAATGGTGCGGCCGATGCGTAAACACACCGTTCCGGCAGCCCTCAAGACGCTGTGGAAGCCGCTGCCCAAGCAGTTGTTGGCACTGGCCTGCCCAGTCGATGACATTTTATTTGGCGGGGCCGTGGGTGGGGGCAAAACTGACTTCCTGCTGGCCGCATGGGTTCAGCACGCGCATCTGTATGCGCACGGCGCGAACGGCCTAATTGTCCGCAAGACCTTGCCTGAGCTGCGCGACATCATGCGCCGCGCGCACCGCCTATTCCCTCAGCTGGGCGCCACTTGGAAAGGCTCCGACCGCACCTGGACTTTTCCAAACGGGGCCATTTTGCTGTTCGGCTACCTGGAGACTGAAGAGGATGCAGCCCGCTACTGGGGCCAGGAATACACCTTTTTAGGCATCGACGAGGCAGGCCATTACAAGACTTCGGCGCCGCTGGACATGTTGCGTTCGCGTCTGCGCACCACTGTGCCCGGCGTGCGGCTTCAGGTCATCTTGACGGCCAACCCAGGAGGCAAAGGCCACAAATGGTTGGTAGAGCGCTACATCAACCCAGCGCCACCCTACACCCCGTTCATTGCCCGCAATGAGGACGGCGATGACCTCGGCTTTAAACGCGTTTACATCCCATCGCGTTTAGCCGATAACCCCTATTTGATGGCCGATAAGTCTTATGTCGGCCGCATCCTGTCGTCGGGCCCGAAATGGTTGGTCAAAGCCCTGCTGATGGGCGACTGGCGCATCCAGATGGATGCGGGGGTGCTCAAGCGGGAGTGGTGGCGCGAATATTCCATGCTACCCAACGGTGCGCCGCAGCACATCGTGCAGAGCTGGGACACGTCCTATGGCAAGACCACGCACAAGGCCGGCGACCGCTCTGTGTGCACTACCTGGGCGATTTACCCAAATGGCTACTACCTGCTTGACTGCTGGGCGGGCCGCCTCGACTTCCCGGCACTCAAGGCCAAGGCCATGGACCTTGCTGCCAAATGGGGTTGCTACGAAATCTTGATTGAGGACGCGGCAAGCGGGCAGTCGCTCGTCCAAGAGCTACAGCGCGAAAGCCGCTTGGCCATTCGCCCTGTGCGCCCTGACGGCGACAAAACCACCAGAGCCTTTGCCATCAGCCCGCTCATCGAAAGTGGCCGGGTGTTTATTCCCTGCTCGAACTACAAGAGCGGCGCTTCTAGCTTCCCTATCACAAGCGAGTGGCGTTCCGATTTCCTCGATGAGTGCTCGGCGTTCCCAATTGCGGCGCATGACGACATCGTGGACAGCGTGAGCCAGGCACTGCGCAACCTCGCTTCGCGCTTCATTGTCGGCGACCACGCTGACACAACCTATTCACTGGCGGACATTTATGCAGAAGACGACTAACGGGCTTACATTCAAAGGCATGGTGGCATCTGTTGCCAATGCATTTCGCCCGCAGGCTAAGAATTTAAGCACCGAAGTGGCGGGCGCCCAGTCGGGCCCTGGAGCTGTGCGGCGCGTTGCCGATGCCTTTAATCAAACAAGCTTCACGCCAGCGCAGATGGCCAAGCTGCTGCAAGATGCCTCGCAGCTAACCAACACCGACACTTATTTTTCGGTCGCCGAAAAGCTAGAGGAAGGCGACATGCAATTCCGCTCCCTCATCGGCACCCGCAAGCTGGCCGTGGCCGGGCTCGATATCGTTGTGGAGCCGTTCGACACCAGTCGCCAGGCGCGCAAGGTTGCTGACCTGGTGCGCGAAATCCTCACAGGGGACGCATTCCAGGCTGTTCTGCTCGATATCCTCGATGCCCTTGCTAAAGGCGTTTCCATCGTCGAAATCATGTGGGACCAGTCCGGCAAGCAGTGGCTCCCCACCGAGTTCAAACGGCGCCCGCAAAACTGGTTCGATTTCGATAAGACCGATGGCACCACCGTGAAAAAACGTGGGCCTAACAGCACGCTCGAGGACCTGGATGCGCACCGATTCATTGTGCACAAGCCGCTGCTGAAGTCGGGCCTGCCAATCCGGTCAGGTCTCGCGCTCGCCGGCGCTTGGGCTTGGGTTGTCAAAGCGCTCATTCTGGCCGACTGGTTGGGCTTCTGTGAAGTGTATGGCCAGCCGTTCCGCGTGGGCCATTACGAGGTTAACAGCAAAAAAGAGGACGTCATGGGCCTGAAAAAGGCCCTGGAAAGTCTTGGCGCCAACGCTTATGCCGTTCTGCCCAAGAATATGGCTGTTGAGTTCATCAACGCCGGCGGCACCGCAGGTAACAGCGACTTGTTCGAGAAAATCATTCGCTACCTAGATGAGCAACTGGCGAAGCTTATTCTTGGGCAGACGCTCACCAGCGGCTCGGGCGACGGCGTGGGCTCGCAGGCCCTTGGTAGGGTGCACAATGAGGTGCGCGGGGACTTGCTGCGCGCGGACGCCAAGCAGTTGGCTGCAACTATCCTGCGCGACCTGGTGGCCCCACTGGTCCAGTTTAACTTCGGCGCGAACGTGCCGCTCCCGGTCGTGCGCTTCCAAATCGACGAGCCAGAAGACCTGGTGGGCCTCGCCACCATTCTGGAAAAGACCGTGCCGCTGGGCTTCAAAGTCCCGCAGGCCTGGTTCCGCGACAAGTTGGGCGTGCCCGAAGCACAAGATGGCGAGGACGTGCTGGCGCTGGCCGCCGCAGCTGCAGCTCCGGTCGACCCAGTAGACCTGCCGGCTAAGCCCGCTGCCGCAGCCAACAGCCGCACTCCGCATTGCCCGGTGCATTCCACCGCGCACAGCGCACAAGAACGCGACGCGCTCGACGACCTAAACGACACGATGGCGTCGGAGTGGGAAGCCGTGGGCGGCACGATGGAAGAGCAGATGCTGGCAGCTCTTGAGGGCGTCACCGACGAAGCCGAGATGCGCGCACGCATGGTGGAGTTTGTCGAGCACGGCGACATGTCGCAGCTGGGTGCCTTGCTGGGTAATGCCCGCGCCATTGCGCAGCTCGTGGGCCGCGCAAACGGCGACATTGGGGGCACCTGATGCCAATGGACCTTTCCTATAAGACGTTCGACGAGGCCCTGCGGGGCCTCAAAGCCCAAGGCCTGAACTTCAGCGGCATCAACACCGCAAGCATCGCGACGCAAGAAATGGAGTTGGGGCTGCTGTCGGCCCGCACCATGGCAGCCAGCGTGGCCAACAGGGCTATAAAGGCTGTTGAGGCAGGCACCAGTCCAGGGCTCGCTGTGCGTGAGGCGATGCAGCAGATGACCGCGCAGATTGAGGGAGCCTTTGACACGAACCTACGCATTGCCTACGGCCACGGGCGCTATAAACGTGCCACCGAGGGGGAGGGCGTGGACTTCATCACCTATCGAACCAAGCGCGACGGCCTGGTGCGCCCGGCTCACGCCCGCCTGAACGGTACCACGCTGCCCCGCACGCACAAGTTCTGGCTTACCCACTTTGCGCCCCTGGGTTTCCGCTGCCGGTGCATCACTGAAGCCGTTAGCCAGGCACAGGTCGAGGAACGCAATTTGACCGTGAGCGACAAGGCCCCGACAGAGCGCAGCAGGCTGTACAAGAACAAGCGCACCGGCAAAACGGAGCTGGTGCCCGAATCCCTCGCACCGGGCTGGCTCATTGATGGCAAAGCCCCGGCCATTGACCCGAAGCACACGTTACAAACAGTCCTGCGGCGCAAGCTGCAGGAGCTGACCAAGGGTTAGAGCATTATCGGCATGCCGTGGGCATAGGGGTCGTCCTCGGTGTCCTCATCAAGGCGCAGGCGGCGACGGCCTTGGGGGAGGCTCCTGATTTGAACGCCCGAATGCGGCATCCCGGTGCGCAGCACACGGTCGGCAGGGGCAATGACGTCGCCTTTGGCAGCTTTGATGGGTTTGAGGTGTTCCAGCAGGGCGGTGCCCCCCTCGGCTTTGGCAACAGCACGGGCGGCTGTCTTGGCATTTCCGAGGTCGAATGCCTCGAATGTTTGCTGGTACAGGTGCTGGTCAAGCGCCCGGAACGTGCAGGTGAACTTGCGCAGCGGCTTGTTCAAGGTGGTGTGCCCGGGATTGCGGGCGGTGGCTGAAAGCGGCGTGCCCTCAACTTCAAGGCTGTCATATAGGGGCTGCCAGCCCATCTTTTTGCCGTTGCTCTTGGCGGCTCGAGCGGCCCCGCGTGCGTCGTCAGCGATGATTGGCCGCTGCACTTCGGTACCATCGTGGCGCCGGTACCTAATCGTATATACATCCATGCCCATATGGCAATGCCCCCGTTTAGTCAGGAGGGGTTGCAGAATGTAATCACGGGCATTAAATTTATTTTGTGTTTTTTTCCCAAAAGGCATAAAAAGTGTGTTGCGTGTCGCTATACAGTACATATCACTGACATTCGCAGGTGTTCAAAATGGCTCACAAAACATACCGCATTCAGCCCGACCAAATGGCACTGCTACCGGCAGATACCATTGATTTCATGCTGGATTTTGACCAAGATTTCGTGTTCGGCTACAGCCCGACGCTGTTGAAGTCGGTGTGCGAAGCGCACCCGTACCTGGCACCTAAGTTCGAGGCCGTGCTGGTCGAAATGGCTGCTGCAGTCGACCGCCGCTTTGACAATGAATTTGAGCGCCCCGGCACCTACTCGCTGTTTGATGATAAAGACTGGCTGACCAATCAGGCGAGCGTCGCACGCAAGGTTGTAGCGGCTCAACCGGCCGCACCCGCGCCGGCCCCTGTGGCCGAGCAAACCCGTGCCATTGCCGCACACAGCGAGAACTTCGCCCCGTCCGCTGACGACGACCTGATTGGCACTGGCCAGGAAACCGTGGCCCAGCAAGATGCAGCCAAGGCCGTGGACGTGTTCTTGCCAGCGCTGGACATTGGCCAGTTTTTCCAGCCAACGCTGTTTGCTCGCTCCGGCCTGTTTGGCGCGGCCGGCGCACGGAACAGCGACCGCCGCAATTGGCCGTCGAGCAGCCCGCGCGTCATCACCCACTTTTCTGGCCAGCGCAAGGGCACAACCAGTATCACCTTCACAGGCGAAGAACTTTGGACCGGTGAGCAGGAGTTATGGACGTCGCTGCTGTCCTTTGGCGCCACCACCGCGCTGGGCAAGAACGTCACCGTGCGCTGGATGGACGTGCTGCACTCGATGCCTGGCCGCGGCGTTGGGGGCAGCGGCCCGCGTGACCGGGTGCGCAGCGAGGGCAACCGCCTCAAGGCTGCTGCACTGGTCATTCGCAGCACCGACCCGCTTGTGATTAAGGCCATGCGACAGTGCCTGCCGGGCAACAGGAGCGTGCAGGAAGCGGACAAAAAGGGCTTCGTTGAACTTTCCTTTTCGCTGCTCGAATCGTTTGCGTCCAGCAGCGACAGCATCACTTTCCGCATCAGCACCGAGCTGCGTGCGCTGTTTGGCTCGAACCTCTACACATGGTATGACCGCGAAGCCTACTATGCTCTGCCAACAAAGGGCTTGAGCCGTCGGCTGTTCCTGCTCGAGAACAGCCACGTGGACTGCTACCCGCTAACGGTGGCCGAACTCACCGAATATCTGGGCATTGCAGCCGAGACCCCGCGCAACGTCAAAGGCTACCTGGAAAAGGCTTATGAGCAGCTACGCGTGCATGGGCACATCCTGGCCTGCGAATTCCGCAAGCCGACCGAAGCCGAGCGCAGGGGCAGCAACACCGCCTGCTTCGTTATCACCCGCAAGCCGCGCGCCAGCAAGGTTGTCGAAATGGAAACGGTCGCACCCATCGAAGCGTGACGTGCTGGACGCATGCAGAAGCCCCTTCGGGGGCTTTTTTGTTGTCGGCTGTGCAATTAGTTGTCATGTGCTCGACGCGTGCAACCGTGCTTTACGCGTGCAGTTTGCTCGTGCTCTACGCGTGTGCCCGTGCTTTATGCGTGCACTTTGCCTGTTTCGTGCCGAACTCGTGCTGAACTCGTGCTTTACGCGTGCAGAGGATTCCCGAAAAAACCAATAAAAACAACGATTTACGAGCGCCTAAAATCACTAGCTTTTAGCTTATAACTTCAAATTCAAAAGCACTTCATATTTCTTCGAAATATTCAGTTGTGCGCGCGAGGCAAGAAGAGAGGGGGATGAAAGAAGTGGCACCGACGTTTTGGCGTTAGCGCTGCCGCGCTCCGTTGGCCAAGGCAGTGCGCTGGTGCGTCGCAGGGGTTAGCGTCGCAGGGTTAGCTTCGCGCCCTTACCCGCGCATCTTGGCCAACTGAAGCTTAAAACGCGGCGACGGCTCCCTGTACGGGGGCATGAACATCCGCGCTCACTCTACTCATTCCGCCCTGTTTGACGTTGCCCCGGCTGATGGTGCGCCGGTGCCAACGCGCATTCACTTGCTGCCCCCGTCCGGATTCACTGGCCGCGACGGGAGGGGCCCGTACTACTACACGTTCGCGGAACTGGCACTGGCTTTTGAGGCCTATGGCATGCCACTCGCTATCGACTATGAGCACCAAAGCATTGGTGCCGGCGACAAGCTGGGTGCAACGCCCGCTGCCGGGTGGATTGTCGCGATTGAGGCTGATGAGCTGGGGGTGTGGGGCATGGTCGAGTGGACCAGCGCCGCGTCGGCATTCATCGCCGCACGTGAATACCGATTCATTTCGCCGGTATTCGAATTCTACGTTGAAACCGGCCGTGTGCTCCAACTGACAGGCGCAGGCCTTACCAACATGCCCAATCTGCACTTGGTATCGCTGAACACAAAAAGCGCGGCACCTGGTGCCTTCACGTCGCAACTACCAACCACCGGGATTTCAACGCACATGCGCGAACAACTCATCACCCACCTGAAGCTGGCCGCTGATGCGACCGACGCAGACATTCTGGCCGCTGTCACCGCTTCGACCGAAGCCGCCGCACACGCCAAAACTGCAGCTGAAGCCGTCGGCGCCGCTGATGTCGCCGGCATCGTCACCGCCGCTCAGTCGAAATTCGGCACCGACCTGTCCACTTACGTAGCTAAAACCGATTTCGAGGCCATGAGCGTGCGCGCTACGACCGCCGAGAGCGCACTGGCTACCCACACTGCCGCCGCCCACAAAACGGCCGTGGCGGCCGCTGTGGCCAAGGCCACGGCCGACAACCTCTTGACCCCAGCCAGCGCGTCGCACGTGCAGGAAGCGTATGCCGACAAGCCGTTGGAAAGCCTCACCGCCTACATCAGCACGCTCGTGCCGGTTCTAGGCAAAGGCACCACCGAGCAAGGCGCGCACCGCAGTGGCGACGTCGAGCTGACCGAATCACAAAAAGCGATGTGCGCTGTTTCCGGCATTAGCGAGGACGCATTCCGCGCCGAGCTGGCACGTCGTACGAAATAACCCGAAACCACCCTAACACGAGGCCCAAATGGCACTAATTAACACCCAAACGCTCCAAGACCTGCAAGTCATGGTTTCGGGCAAATTCAACGAAGGCAAAACGGCCGCTAAAGCTGTCAGCCCTGCATTTGCTTCCACCATCAATTCTGGCTCGAGCCAGAACCTGTACCCGGACTTTAGCCAGATGCCCGGCTTCCGCGAGTGGGTCGGCGACCGTGTGTTTAACGACATGTCGCAGCGCGAGTACATCGTGCCGAACAAGACCTATGAGAATTCCATTCAGGTCAAGCGCGAGCAAATCGAAGACGACAACCTGGGCTGGACTGCGTTCATGTCGCAAGCCGCAGGCCAGGCGACCACGCTGCACATGGACAAAATCCTGTTCCCGCTGCTCGCCGCCGGCTTTGCCAATCTTTGCCATGACGGAAAGCCATTTTTCTCGGATGCGCACGAAGGCCCGAACGGCACCACGCAATCGAACATGTTGGAAGGCACCGGCCCGAAGTGGTACCTGATTGACAACAGCCAGGTGTTGATGCCGCTGATTTTCCAAAAGCGCCGGGAGTATGCGCTGACGGCAAAATTTAATCCTAACGACGATAACGTGTTTCATCAAAACGTCTATCAGTGGGGTATCGACGCCCGTGTGGCCGGCGGCTATGGCCCATGGTTCACCGCGTTTGCATCGGGTACTGCGCTGGACGCTACGAACTACGCTGAAGCGCGTGCACGCATGGGTGATTTCCACTCGCCAGAAGGCAACCCGTTCAATACCCAAGGCAAGCTGCTTATCTGCGGCACCCGGTTGGAATCGGCAGCCCGCGAGCTGCTCAAGGCAGAGCGCACGACCGGCGGCAAAACGAACATCTGGGCCAGCTCCGCAGAACTGCTGGTTGTGCCGGGCCTGTAATTCAGGCGGCATTTGAATCCAAAAGGGCTGGGCCACAAGCCCGGCCCTTTTTTCATCTCTACGGACGACACCATGCAAAAACTGAACATGAACTTTGACGGGGCGCTGCACCGCATCACAGCGAGGCTTGGCGTCGGCCACGCCGCCCTGGGCGTGGCGATGTTGCCTACAAACGGCCTGCCGCACGTGCAAGTCAACGCCAAGAAGACCGCCGTGCGCGTGGCCTACACGACCGCATCGCGCGATGCCATCGACGTCGCTATCGCCAGCGCTGAGGCCGAAGTGGCCGCCTCCGCGGGCACCGCTGCCGACGTGTTCGCAATTCTTACCGCCGCGGGCGAGGACACCGCATTCATCACCTGGTCGCTGGGCGACGTGCTAGCGGACACAAACAAATCCGACTACTTCGAAGCGCCTATTTCGGGGCTGCTGTTCCTATGCGATGTGCCCGCCGAGCCAACTGCCGACAGCACAGCAAGCATCACCATCGTTCAATAAGGCACCGTCATGGGCATTCGTACAAATACACCAGCAGCACCGGGGGGCGAAACCCTCAAAGGCGACAAGGGCGACCCAGGCGCGCGCGGTTTGCAGGGCGACAAAGGCAACACCGGCGATAAAGGCGACACCGGACTGACTGGCCAACAGGGCGCCGCAGGCAAGGACGGCACCAACGGCAAAGACGGGCTGAACGGCACGCAAGGGCTGCAAGGCCTTCAAGGCCTCAAGGGCGACAAAGGCGACACCGGGGGCAAAGGCGACAAGGGCGATAAGGGCGACACCGGCGCTACCGGCGCTGCTGGCGCTGCTTCGACCGTCGCAGGCGCTAAAGGCGACAAAGGCGACACGGGGGGCAAAGGCGATAAAGGCGACAAGGGCGACCAGGGGATTCAAGGAGTGCCTGGCCCTGCCTCAACTGGCGCCGGCCTGGCACGTCGCGCTTTGTTCCTGATGCCGAACATCAACGAGCCGGCGCTGTGGCCCGTTCCTGCTGGTGTTCCTCGTGCGTATATCGAAGTATGGGGAGCAGGCGGCGGCGGTGCTTCGTGCCAGGACCTCGCAGGCGCGGGCGCCGGCGCGTATGCGGCAGGCATGGTCGACTTGGTACAGGGTGAATATCTGCAGGTAATCGTTGGCCAAGGCGGTGCTGCTGGAACGGAAACACCCAACGGCGTGGCCCTTGGCGGCTACGGGCAGGCGGGTGGGCTGTCGCGCGTGACTTCGCAGGCGGGCACCATCGGCACGGTGTTTGAGCTGGTCGCAAATGGCGGCCTTGGCGCGTCACAAATGCGCGGAGCCGAAGGCGGCCTGGCAGGCCTGGCCGGCGAGTTCCAGCTGCACGGCGGCCACGGCGGCAACCCGTACCGCAACCCACTGGATGGCGACACAACCAAAGTCTACGGCGGCAACGGCGGTGATGCTCCACGCGGAGGGCGTGGCGGGCGTGGCGGTCGCGCAGGCACGGGTCAATTTGCCGGCAACGGCGTGAGCCCTGGGGGCGGCGGCGGAACTGCTGCTGGCGTCAGCAATGGCAACCTTGGCGGGACCGGCGGACACGGTCGCGTCGTCATCTGGTACTGATATGGCAATTCGAAACCCCGGCACCTCAACGCTCGACAGCCTAGCGGCTCTTGGCCGTTCTATCCTCGAAAAGGCTTTTGCCATTCTGGGGCAGCTTTCCCTGGTGGCGACATCGGCACAGCTCACAGCTGCGCAGGCTGAAATCGCACGCGCTATTGCCAGCAATGAGGTGGACCTGTCGCCGCTGCTGGCCGCCCTGGCCCCCGTGCCCGGCTCCGGAGCCCGCTTCATGCGCGCGAGCATTCCGCCCGGCTTTGCAGAGGTCGGCACCGAATCCGCGAACGCCCCCACTTTGGGTGCGTATCTGTCGTTGTCTGCCGCCAACATTGGTTCTTCCGTTTCAACCAGCAGTGCTTACGTGACTGGCGGCGACAGCCCGGGGTTATGGCGATACGCAGCTGGCTCCCCGCTCAACGGATTTCAACGATTTGACCCCGCGACCAATAGCGCGCTCGGGCCGCGATACAACGGCCCAATGCCAACGTACGCATTCGCCTGCCCGTTCATGGTCGCTATCGGTCAGTACATCTACATGGCTGGGTTCAATACCGCCATGAGCACGGGCAGCGCTAATTTTTATCGTTTCAATACTGAAACGGGGGCAAACGAGGCTTTGGCGTCGTTCCCCCGAGCGCTGCAACGCGCCGAAGCGGTAGCCCTACCTGACGGGCGGCTGCTCTGCACTTCCGGCACCCCTACCGGGATTACTCAAACGCCTAGCGCTTGGGCGTTTTGGGTGTACGACCCGGCAACTAATGCCCCGCCTGTTGAAGTTGTAGTGGACATCAAAATATCACAGTTTGCCAGCAGCGCCGGCGAAGGACTTGGGCGGCTGCCTAGCGGTGGGGTGCTGCTCGTAGAGCGCTACCAAAACGCCAATTCATCTCGGCAGTCCGTGGTTCTGCATGTCGGTGCGGACAATTCCGTGAGTGTTTCCAGCGTCGAGGAAGTGAACGTCTCGGGAAACTCACAGCTATGCCAAGCCATCACTGAAGCAGGCGTACACCTGTTCAACCCAGTTACCTGTGTTTTTATGCGGACCTATGTAGAGGGGCGGGGGTGGGGTGCACCTGCGTTGAACGTGGCTTTCCCGAGCACGTCCGTAACCCCCAACCCCAACGGCCCAGGAAAAACCAGTCCGCTACCTGCGGGCGGCTGGGCTGTCAGCTGCATGCAGTCCAACGGTACCACCTACCACGGGCTGCTATGCCCGGGTGTTTCAGCGCGCGGCGACGCTCTCGTCGATGTCTACAAACTCTAAAGGAAACAAATGATTACTTACGAAATCTTCGAACTAGGTGACGGATTTTATGGCTATCGAGTCGCATACGACGGCTCCGTGTTCATTGTCCAAACATTCGCGCCTGGCGTGGGTGGATTTGTGCCTATGACTGAAGCGGACGCGCACGCCTACGGCCAGGCCCAGGTTGACGAGATGACGCCCCCGCTTGAAGAGGTCCCGCCGCCCGATGCACCCGCCGACCCGGAGCCCGTCAGCGGATAAATTCTATGCCTACACATGAGGTAGTTCTTTGAAACCAAGGAGACCCCATGAACAGCATTGATAAAGACCAGCCGCCCGTCGCACTCGAACGGGCGGTTTATCGTGAACCCACCCTGCAGGAAGTCGACAACCTCGACCCGGACCTGCCACTGCGCACCGCGGTGAAGAACACCGCCCGCGACCGCGCCAAAGCTGCCGACAAGCTGATTTCGGCCCTGATGCCAGGTGCCAACCGTGCAGCCCGCCGCGAAGCCCTACGCAACCTCAACCGCAGCCAAAAGGCCCGTGCCAAGGGGGCCCAATAATGGCTTTCCGCTACGACCTTTTGCAGCGCGCCATCGCAGCTGTCCTGGCCAACAATCTCAAGAACGGCGACGACTTTGTGAACGCCCAGGCACAGGCCCGCCACCTGTGCCAATGGAAATCGGACCGCTGCCTGCAGTACATCATCACGAACCCGCCCGGCCTTTACTGGCACCAGCCAAGCAAGCAGGTGGTTGAAGTCGTCGATTACCTGGAAGAGCAGGTAAAGGGGCATTGCAGCTGTGTGATGGTCGAAGCCGCAGAGCTGGGCCGCGTGCGCGCCGCCCGTGCCGACATCAGAAAGCTGCCCGCGACACTACTACAAACCGCAAGTGTTGGAGACTGTCATGATTTTTGAAACTTTCAGCTATAGCAGCGCCTTTGCCGGCGCCCTAGTCGTCGCCATTGGCCAAGCGGTCGCCCTATGGGTCAACCAGCTACGCACCCTGGCCAAGCCGGTCAAGCACCCGCCGACGCTCGAGGACATGGCCCGCCTGCGCGGTCAGGCCCGCCAGCGCCTGATTGCGCAGCTGAACCCACGCCAGCAGCGCGACGGCAACAAGGTGCGGGAAATCGTGAACTTCGTGGACCCGCTGTCCTACGCCTGCTTGCACGCGCTGATGCAGACGCCGCCGGGGCTCTACTACTACGAAGGCCGCTTGGTGAAGCTGACTGCCTATTTTGAGGACGACAACGGGGGCTGCAGTGAAGTCGAGGTGGTGAACTACTTCGAGGAGCTGGCACCCGGCCGCCGCGTGCGCCGTGCTGGCCTCATCCCGGCACAGCAGCTGCGCGCCGACTAAGGGCTACACAGGCGCATGACTACATACCTGACCCTTGCGGAGTTCACCGCACGCCTTGACGACCCGGCCAAATTCGACGGACTTGCCGCCGGGGTTCTTGACGCAGCGCTGCAAGATGCCAACGGCCTGGCCGAAGGCTACCTGGCGGCGCTGTATCCCCGAATGGACATTGTGCCGGGCATGCTCAAGTCCCTGGTGTTCGACCTGGCCCTGCGCAAGCTGTACCAGAACGACCCTACAGAGGGCGTAAAGGCGGCAGCAGAGCAGGCGCTGAAAACCCTGCTTGATATCAGCCGGGGCCTGATTTCCTTGGTGGTGCGCACCACATTGCCCGACCCTGAAGCCGGCGATAGTGCCGGGGTGTTCTACGGGGCAGAAGTGCGACAGTTCACCCGTTCAGGGCTCTGCCGCTAAATGTCCATCACCTCAACTTTGGACAACGCCAGCGCAGCCAGTGCCAAGCTTGGCAAGATTGGGGGCGACCTCACGCCACTGTTTCGTGAAATCGCGACTGCGCTTGAAAAGAACTTCGACAAGCGCTTTGACGCCCGCAAAGACCCAGACGGGAAAAGCTGGATGCCTTGGGCCGACAGCACCGCCGCACAGCGTAAACGCCAGGGCAAGGGCAAATTGCTCGAGTTCAGCAACCCCGGCATGCGTGACATGGTAATGCGCCGGTACGACGCCAAGGGCGCATCGCTCGACATGTTCGCACCCTATGCCAAGTTCCATGAGCAGACGGAACGACCAGGCGACGGCCGTTTGCCAAGGCGGGCAATGCTGTTCAGCAAAGCTGGCGGGCTGGGCGCGATGGACCAAAAGACGGTTGAGACCGCAACAGAAAACTACTTTAAGCGACTGCTGACATGACCACCCCCAACTTGTTCTTTGCTGAACCTCACATCGTTGAGGCCCTGCGCGTCGGCGTGCCGGCCCTCAAGTCCGTTGGTACCTGGGGTGAGCTTCCCGAGAGCATCACCGAAATGGGCGCCACGCCCGCGGCCTACGTCATCTTTGAGGGCACGGGCAAGGCAGAGAATTCCGGAGGCGGCTCCATTACACAGCAGTTTTGGACCGTCGCAATTGCCATGAACCTGGGGCAGACCAAGGCCGGCGCCGACGAGAAGCGCGCGCTTGTGGGTGAGCTGCTGGCCCAGGCAGATGCCATGTGTCACGGCCTCAAGCTTCCCAAGTCATTCCCGCTTGAACTCTACGACGGCCCCGGCGTGCGCTATTACAAGGGCGGCCAGGCGGTGTTCTACCTCACTTATGCCCTGACCAGCCCATTGCTGCGCTGACGGCAGCCACTCCGGTAGGAAACGCGGCGACTGCTCCCTGTACGTCGCATTAACCGCCCCTATACCTACCGGAGAGCCGCATGGCACTGAAACAAAACATCGTCGTTTACTCGCTCGAATCGCTGTATTTTTCAGAGCGTGACGCCCTAACCGGCCTGCCAGGCATCCCCGTCGAAATGGGTGAAGCCGACCAGCTGACGGCCGCACTTGCATCCGAGAAAAAGGAATACAAGAACACGCGCGGCGAAGTCGTGCAGTCGATTTCGATGCCGCCGACTGTCACGCTGACCGCCAACATCAAGAACATTTCGCTTGAGAACATGGCTCTTGGCCTCAAAGCGAAGGTCAAGGCCATCGCCGCCGGCGCGGCCCCGGACCTGGTTGTGCCGGGCCCGCTGGCCGTCGGGCAGGTCGTGTTCCTGGGGTACCTGGCCGTGTCCGACGTCGTGGTGACTGCGGGGGCCACGTCCCTGGAAGAAGGCACCGATTACACCCTCAACGAGAAGTTCGGCAAGATTGTCATGCTGAAGGCTCAGGCCGATGGCGTCACCGTAGCATTCAAGAACGGCGCGCAAAGCGGTGTGGGCCTGCTGACCGATGCAAGCCGCGAATTCACCATTCGCGCTGAAGTCGTGGACATCGGCACCGAGAAGGCCTACTTGGTCGAATTCTACCGCTGCAAGCCGGCGCCCCTCAAAGAACTGTCGTTCAGCGGCCAGGACTTCGCCAGCATCAACCTGGAAATTGACGTGCTTGCCGACCTGTCCAAGCCAGTCGATGCCACTTATGGCCGCTTCGGCCGCGTGATTGCCTAAAGCTTCGCGCCACCTCTAAAGCCCCGGCTGCTCAATATAACAGCCGGGGCTTTACTACGTCATCACCAACAACTCCAGGGCCTCAAATGTCAAAAGCTGCAAAAGCATTGCCAGCGTTTCCGCGCAAAGAATACAAGACCATCACCATGGTTGTGCAGGGCCCGCGCGTCGAGCCTTTCGAAATCGTCATTGGCGAAATGGCTGCCGGCGACCTGGCCGATTGTTCCAAAGCGTTCTTTGAAATCCTCGGGCGGTTGATTGCCCAAGACGGCGGCGAGAAGCTGGCAAAGGGCGAGCCATTCACGAAGGACGACCTGACCGGCGCGATGGTTGACTTGAGCGTCGATGCCGCCATGGAAATCACCGCTCGCTCGGCTGAAGTGCCACTGGAACTGCTGCGTAAGGTCGACGGCGAGGACGGGCTGGAAGCAATGCTTGCCGCCTTAAATCTAAACCGCCCTTTTTTTCAGAAATTGCTCGCACGGTTCGGGATGAGTCTGGACATGTTCAAGCTGCCGGCCGGGGCAAAGCTGGTGCCAAAAGAATAACGGAAGAGGACCAGGACGAACTGGCCTGGATTTTCGACCTCATCACCCCGCTTGTTCAGGCGGGGTATGACGAGAACCACCTGTGGCAGCTCACGTATTCCCAGCTAAAGCGACGCCTTGCCGCAGTGCGCCGACTGCTCGCTGTACAGCGCATTGAGCGCATAGCAGACATGCGCACCGCGACTAATGGCGAGCCGGATGACATCCAGGCCCATGTCGCTTCGCTAATAGAGGACTGACCGCCATGATTCCACAGGTAGTACTTCAAATTATCGCAAACGTGCGGGGCTCGCCACAGGTGCAGGCCCTGCGCGCTTCCCTGTCGGCTCTCGGCGCCCAAGCCCGCCAAGGGTTAGGCAACCCATTCGCATCTTTGGCCACCGGCGCCGCTGGCGCAGCTGCTGCATTCGTCGGCGCCAACGCGGGTTTGCTCACCATCGCGGGCACTGTCGCAGGCATCGGTGCGGCCTTTAAAGCGGGCCTCAACATCAATGCCGAGGTCGAAAGTTCCACCTTAGGCATTAAAACGCTCATTGCGTCGATGTATGAGGTGCGCGACGCGTCAGGCTCGCTTGCCACGGGGCCGGAGCAGCTGACCATCGCCGGCGAGCAGGCGGCCGAACAAATCCAAAAGCTGAGAATTGCGGGGCTCGAGACCAGCGCGACATTCCAGCAACTCACTGAAGCTTTCCAGCAGGGTATCGGTGCGGGCGCCGCAGCGGGCCTGGGCCTTGACCAGGTGCGAGAACTCACCGTGGGTATTGTGCAGGCTGCCGGCGCGCTCAACGTGCCGATGCACCAGCTGAATCAAGAAGTGCGGTCATTGCTGTCCGGGCAAATCAGCGCTGATTCGAGCGTGGCCAAAGCCCTGCAGATTTCGAACGAGCAGATGAAGGAATGGACGAAAACCGGCAAGGTTTTTGATGAGCTGCAAAAGAAATTCGAGATTTACCGCCGCACCGGCGCCGAAGCGGCAACGACGTGGACCGCGACCTTTTCGAACATGCGCGAAGCCGCTTCAATGTTCTTGGGCACGGCTTCCAAAGGCGCGTTCGACAACATCAAAAAGTCCATTCAAAAGGCCTTTTCGGGTGTGTTCGACGTCAGCACTGGCGGTGTTTCCGAGCAGTTCAAAGGCCTGCAGGAGCTGTTCACCCGTTTGTTCGACGGCATTGGCGGTGAGCTAGCGGGCGCCATCGCCAAGGGCGCAGAAGCGGCCAAGGACCTGTCGGCATGGCTCGAGAAGAACAAAGAACACGTCGCGAAATTGTCGGACAACGCAGGGCTGGCCTGGGACAACTTCAAGGGCGTGGCCGGCATTGTCGCGGGTGTATTTGGCGACTTCGTGCGCATCAACGCCGAGAGCAGCATCTGGGCGGATGCCTTGCTAGGCGTCGCGCGCATCATGGCAAAAATCCAGGACGGTTTCACCATCATTGGAGCTGTTGCCGACCGATTCAAGGAACGCTTTTACTCCGAGAGCAACCCGCAGCTGTCGGACATGTACAAGCAACGGGCCGACAACACCGAAAGGCGCCTGATGTCCGATGGCGCGCTGGCGACGCTTGAAACAAAAGTGGCGGAGAACGAGCGCAAGGCCGCTGAAGCCCGCATTGCGGCCGACCTAGCTGCCCGCAGGGCTGCCAACGGCAAGGACAAGCCAAAGAAGACCGGCACCGGCGGCACTGTCACGAACAAGCCACGCGAGACGACTGAAGAGGAAAAGAAAGCCGCCGAGCGCGAAGCCAAGCAATTCCAAAAGGCGCAGGAAGAGTTGGCCAAGGTCAAGCTTGAGGCCGTCAAGAAGACTGCGGCCGCCTTACGCGAAGCCGAGCAGGCGCAGGACGATGCCGACCTGGCGACTGGCAAGATGACGCACGACCAGCATATGGCGAACCGCCGCAAATACCAGGCGGAGGAATACGCCTTGGAGCTGGCGGGCCTCAAGCAGCAGCGCGAAGTCATTGCCGCCCGTGCAACTGCCAAGCAGTCCGAAATCCTCTCGAAGCAGTCCGACCTCAAAAAGGTCGACGCCGAAATTGCGGCGCTGGCCTCTAAAGACCGCACGGCCACAATCAAGCTGGTCGCAGATGATGTGGCATTCAAGCGCCAAGTGGCTGACTTGGAAACGGAGTTCAGGGCAAAAATCCTTGACGCCCAAGGCGACGCACAGGGCGCGGCTGACATTCGCCGCCAAGCCGAGTTGCGTAAGCAGCTGCTCACGCCGGAGTTTCAGGCCTCGCCTGACCTGCGCAGGGATGCCGCACGCCTGAACGAACTGGAAGCCACAAAGTCGGGCTATGAAAAGGCCCGCACCGCCTACGAAGAGCACCTGCACGAGCTGGACCTGCTCGACAAGACCTATAAGCAGCAGGTTGAGCTGGGCGAGATGACGACGCTGGACGCTGAAGACGCGATGCGCCAGGCCCGCCTGCTGCACGTCGATGCGATGGCGGCCGAGCTAGACATGATGATAAGGCTGGCGGCGGCGTCGAAGAACCCGGCCATGATTGCGGCGGCCAAGACCGCCAAGCTTGAGCTGAACGGTATTGCGAAAACCGCAGACAGCGTGACCGTGGCCATCAACAAGACGCTTGCTAATAGCATCGTTGATAGCTTTTCCAACCTGACTTCAGGCGGCTCGCGCATCAAGAACTTCCTGCGTGACATTCTTTCGGCCGTCGCTGATACCGTCAAAAAGATTGCTGCGCAAAAGCTTGCGGAAGCCATTTTTGGCAAGATTGGTGGCACTACTGGAGGTGTGGGCGGCTACGCCAACGCAGCTTCGGGCGGCTTTAACTGGTCGGCCATTGCCTCACAGGTCGGGGGGCTGTTGGGCTTTTCCGAAGGCGGCGTTGTGCCGACCGGGCGCGGCGGCATCATTCGTGGGCCAGGCACTGGCACATCCGACAGCATCCTGGCGCGGGTTTCAAAAGATGAAGGCATTCTGACGGCCGCGTTTACTCGCAAGTACGGAGCAAACACCGTTTATTTGCTTAACCAGATGGCAAAGGGCTTCAGCTCCGGCGGCATCGTGGGCGGCAAAAACGGCAGCGAGATGCAGCTGGCTCGCATGATGGGCATTAACCCGGCACCAGTGCAGCAGAGCCCCCAGGCGGTGAACCTGCGCCTGATTAACGGCATTACCCCTGGAGCGGTCGCGGACCACATGGACAGCGCCGAGGGTGAACTGGTCGTTGAAAACATCATCACGCGCAACCCTACCAAATTCCGCATGGCGCTTGGCCTATGACCCTTAAAACATTCCCCCACCAGCCGGCGGGGGGGGCTCCGCTGCTCGAGCGCCTCACCTGGGACACGGACATTCAAACTGCCCGCAGCGGTGGAGAGCACCGCCGCTGCATGCGCTCGCGCCCGCGCTACAGCTACGAGTTCAGCCTGGACTTGTCCGATGAGCTGACCAACGGCCACGCCGGCGTGCTAGCGGACCTGCGCAGCTACCGGGGCGATTGGCTGCTGCCGCTGTGGGTGCACGCGTCGGGCACGTCTGCAAAGCCTACCCGCGGCGTTGACGCTTCGGGCCTGTGCTTGGCCTTTTACCCCGACGGCCAGGCCGTTGAGGTGCTTGACGTCGTGCCGCCAAGTGTTGCCGACGTCGTGCCGGCGGCCCCGGGTCGCATCGTTGAGGCCCTGCGCATTGCCCACACCCACCACAAGCTTGCCAGTGTTTCAGTTTCGCTCGAGTTGGCCAATCACGCCGAAGTCGTTGCCCCTTTTGAGACCAATGCAGACGGGGCCCTGGTGTTTGACTTCCCGGCCGACTGGTCAAACGGTGCAGAGGAAAACCTAAAGGATGACGAAAACCGCTTGGACTATGGGGGCTTGTGGGCGGTGGAGAGCCGCTACAGGGTGCGAACTTTTAGCCTGAATGTCTACCTGCACAGCGAAGCCGAAATTGCCCGATACCGCCAGTTCCTCTTTGCCGTTCAGGGTGCCTACCGCCCGTTCTTGGCCAACCCAGGTGTTGACGAGCAAGCCAGCCAGTGGCGGCTGAACTCCGACACGGTGGAAATCCTTTATGAGGCCCCGGGCCTTGCCATCTCTAAAATTACCTTAAAGCAACTATAAATGGCATACACATATGAGTTCACGCAATACAACGACCCCGGCGTGAGCCAGTCCGGCGGCATCAAGATGCGCTGGCTGTACACATCGGACGTGGCACCCTTTACCGACGCAGAAGGCCGCACTTTTGCCCCCGCAATCATCGCACACGATGCGCTGAATCTGTCGCAGGAGCGTTCAAGCGGTCAGGTGTATGTGCGCACCGCGCGTGACTTTGCCATTGCCCAGCTGTTCGTTCGAGGCACCCCGGCCGGCACCATTTGGCTGCGTATCCGCGACCAAGACACCCGCGCCGTGTGCTATTCCGGGCGCGTGCGTTCGGCCGCCTGGACCGAAGCCGAGGTGAAGCTGCTGATGTCGGCAACCATAGACATGCTGCAGCGTGAAGGCCTTCGCCAGCACTGGCAGGCCAGTTGCGGGTGGGCCGTCTACGGCGCCGGCTGCACCGTTAACCGCAATGCCAAAGACGCGCAGGGCGGCTATTTGTACCGTGCTGACGGGGCCCTGGTGGCCGTTTCAGCCAACGGGGTGACCCTCACCAGCCCGGCGTTCGCAACGCGCCCGGACAAGTTCTTTGAGGCTGGCCTGGTCGAAGTCGCCGGGCAGCGCCGCATGGTTGCTTCGCATACGGGCAGCACCGTGGAGCTGATGACGCCGCTGGATGGGCTCGAAGTCGGCGCGCCGCTGGTTGTCTATAAAGGCTGCAACCGCTCCGCAAGCGTCGGGGGTTGCGCTGATTTCGGCAACACCGCCAATTTTTCAGGCTGCCCGAACGTCAAGAAGAACAACATTTTTGTGAACGGCCTGGAGAACTGACCATGTGGCAAATGTTCCTGAATTTTGCAATTAGCACGCTGCTTAGCGAGCTGTTGCGCCCGAAAGCACACTTTGACCGGCCGAAGCCTGCAGGCCTGGACGAAATCACTTACCCCACGGCAAGTGAGGACCGCGCCATGCCTGTAGCCTGGGGCACCGTCAAGCAGGAGGGCCTGAACCTACTGTGGCACGGCGACCTGAAGACGGTGGAAAAGGTTAAGCGCGTGCGGACCGGGCTGTTCACTAAAGAGGACATGCACGAGGGTTATCACTATTACATCGGCATGCAGATGGGCTTGTGCGTCGATGGCGTCGACGAGCTGCGCGAGGTGTGGGCGGGTGAGGCTAAGATTTACACCGGTACGGCGCCGGCCAACAGCATCGTGACCGTTAGCGGCAGCTGGAAAGAGGGCGAGCAAGACAGCGGCATGGAAGGCCAAATTGCGTTCCACTCCGGCGACACCGTGCCCGACCCGTATATGGCCACGCAGGTGAGCGTGAACCCCAGTTTCAAGCACATGACTTATTGCACGTTCCTGGGCCCGAGCAGCACGGGCGGCTGGAACAATGGCTATGTCGGCTTGAACCCGAACCTGCGCCCGCTCAAATTCGTCATTCGTCGGTTGCCCAAGGTGGTGCGTTATGGCGTGAGCCAGGCTGATTATTCAGCCTATGCAGCGGTAGGCACCTACGACGCGAACCCGGCGTTTTGCATGCTCGAAGCCGCTTGCAATAGCGACTGGGGCGGGGGCGTGCCCCCTGAAATGGTGGACATTGAAACCATCGTAGAGTGCGCACAGAAGCTGCACCTTGAGGGCAATGGGCTGTCTTTGCTCTGGGACAGCCCACGCCCGGTGTGGGACATCATCGCCGAAATGCTCAAGCAGGTGAACGGCGTGATGTACACCGATTTGACCACTGGGCTGCTGACGATGAAGCTGCTTCGGGCTGAGAACGGCATTGTTTTTGAGTTCAATGAAGACAACGTGACGCGTTTGGAAAACTTCACCCGGGCGTCGGCCGACGAAGCCACCAACGCTGTGCGCCTGCCGTTTAAAGACATCTTGGCCGGCTTTATCGAGCGGGCGGCTGTTTCGCACGACCTGGGCGGCATCGAAGCAGCCGGGCAAATCATCCCGGCAACGGTGCAGTATCCGGGTGTTTCGAGCCTTGAACTTGCAGTGAAGCTAGTGGTCCGGGACCTGCGCATGGCGGCTGCCACGCTCGCCAAAGTGAGCGTCAGCGCGGTGTTGCCGGTCGGCGTTTACCTGCACCCCGGCGACCTAGTAACCCTGACCTGGGGGCCGTTGAGCCTGCAGAACCTTGGCATGCGGGTGCTGCAAGTGCGCTATGCCGACAGCGGCCGCGGCGGGGTCACGCTCGACCTGGTGCAGGACATTTTCCTGCCTGGCGTTTCCATTTACTCCGGCAGCGTGCCTGCGCTCAATGCCAGCACCGGGGCGCGGGCTCGCCCTGGCTACATCAACATGCTCGGCGGCGTGCTTGCGCCGTATGGATTGACGAAAAGCGAAGCTAACCGCGCCTTGGTGTGGGCATTCGCCCCAGATGCAAATACCACCAGCTATGACTTGGCCTATTACAACGACAGCGACAACCCGAACTTGCTGGAATGGGACCAGCGCAGCGGCGTTGGCTTTGCCGCCCTGGGTTCGCTGCTCACGACCGTGCCCCAGGCACCCACCGTGGCTAACATCACCTTGTCCGTGAACTCGACTAACGCGGCCGTGCTCAAGCGCTACGGCTCGCAACCAGTCCTGTTTTCCATCGACAATGAGATGTTCCAGGCGGGCGCAATCGTACTGAATGCCGCCGGAACCCAGGTCACTTTGTCCAGTATCACCCGCGCACTGTGGGACACGGTACCGGCCACGCACAGCGCCGCGCAGTACAACCCAGTTGTGCTTTGGTGTGACTACGTCATTGACCCGTCGCCCCTCAAAACCATCGTGCAGACTCAAAACGGCACGACGATTGCAGCACATGATGGCCAGCGCAACGTGCACTTCAAGGCGCGCGGTCGCAACAGCAATGGCATGGGGCCTTTGGGCGCTAGCGGCGACGTCGGCACTAACTTCAGCCAAGATGGACTGGGCACCTTGCGTGCGGCGCTGCCTTACCCACCGGGCAACGTCAAGCTTGCGGGGGCAATTGGCACCGGTACCAAGGAAACCGGCACCGCGATTGCAGGCACTTCGGCACTGCTTACCTGGACCCCGCGCAGCCGTATGAATGGCGGTTTAAGCCCTTGGAGCACCGGCGACCAGGCGGCCGAAGTCGGGGTGACGCATGAAAGCAGGGTGGACGCTTACGTGAACAACAGCTGGGTGAACGTCGCCACAGGCCTGCATGGCGCCGGTGTCAATTCGTTGTCGGTGAACCTTGCAAACACGCCGAAAGGGGCTCCGCTGCGGGCGTCTATTTTCGCGGTGAAGTCGGGGGTGTACAGCAACCCGCAAAACTGGTTCTTTACGCTAATGGCTTAACGCGCCGCCCAGGGCCTACACAAGGGCATTAACAACCCTGTGAGGCCCTCTATGGAAAGCCGAAAACTGACCGACCTGCACCCGACCCTGCAACCCATCGCCGCCAAATTCTTGGAGCGCTGCAAGGCTGCGGGGCTGAATATTTTGATAACCTGCACCTACCGCGACGGGGCGGAGCAGGAGCGACTTTATGCCAAAGGCCGCACCACGCCGGGGCCCAAGGTGACCAACGCAAGGGCAGGGCAGTCGAAGCACAACACAACCCTGAACGGCGTGCCGGCGTCGGAGGCGTTCGACATTGTACCGCTGGTGAATGGCAAAGCCGAGTGGTCGGCCAAGCACCCGCACTGGGCAATCGCCGGCAAAATCGGGCAGGAGTTGGGTCTGGAGTGGGCCGGCACGTGGCGGACGTTCAAAGAGTTCCCTCACTTCGAATTGAAGCGCTGACCATGTAAAAACGCCCCGTGAGGGGCGTTTGTCTTAGTCCTTACCAAAGTTCCTGTCGCTCCATTCGCGCCGCATGTCTGCATGCCATGCCGCGACGTCGGGGTGCTGCTCGAGCCACTTGTTGAGGTTCACACTAGGCATGCCAGGTGTCCAAATCCACACCCCATCTTTCACATAGTCCCATTTGTGCCGGTTCCACGGTTGGGTCGTCAGTCGCTCCAACACCGACTTGGCAAGCTTGACTTGGTGCTGTTCATTCGGGCACGCCACCATCACCGCGTGCACCTCATACGTAATTTTGTTGCGCGCATAGTGCGGGTTAGGCAGTTCAAAACGCTCTTTGCCGTACCCGCCCAGCACGTGGCAAATCTCGCTGATAAGGTGGGCATAGTCCTCGCCCCACTTGTCCGCCATCTCAACTTCGCCCCAAGCGAGCGGCACAACGCGGCCCTTGGTCGGGTGCTCAAATTCCGGGAGCAGCAACAGCCCATCAGGAATTTTGCCCTTGGTTTTGCCAAAGTGCGCTTCTTTCTTGACGATGGGCGCGGTGCCCTGCTGGATGCTGTACTCGGTGAAAACGCTGGTTGCGCTCCCGCCCATGAGGACCTGCCAGCGGATGCACATATCATTTGCAAGCATGCGGTGGTCGAACGAACGCTGGGCCGCAGGCAGGGCCTGCAAGGTCGAAGCGGCTTCAATTCCAAGAGCTGCACGCGTAAAGCACGCGCCGGCCGCGGTCAAAGCATACACCTGGCGCGCCTGCAGATTGAACTGACGCTGCACCAGTTTGCGCTCAACCAGCCGCTTCAAGGTACGCTGGGCCACCCGTGATTGCTTGCTGTCTGGCCACACCAGGGCCTGCAATTGGGCCGCCGAGAGGAATCCATAATGGGCCAGGCCCGCCAGCACGGCGTGTTCGTTTTCCTGCGCCAGCACGCGCCCATCCTCATCGCGTTTTGCGGGGCTGTGCTTCTTTTGTTTGAGGGTTTCCGAGGTGTTCATGGTCGCCTTTCGTATTGTTTTAGGTGCGGCTGTTGGTGGGCCGCTTACTACGTATAGGCATAATTTTTAAAAACTGTTCGTGCTTTACGCGTGCACTTGAAAAGATACCCGTTCGCGCTGCCCGTGCGTGGGCCCGTGGAAGCCACGCGCACGGGGCCCCCGTTCGAGTGCCAGGCATCGCCCTGCCTAGCATTTCTTGGAAAACGCCCTAAAAACCAAAACCCGGTGGCCAAGGATGGCAAGGGGTCAACGGCCTCGACACTACCCATTTCGGCAAACATAATTTCTAAACAATTTTTAAAATGAAGCGCTAAAAGCAAAAGGGGTTGCTATACATCTTATGCCTGGACATTCAGGCCCCGGCGACCCGACCCTGTGCAGCGCCGTGCACACCCGCTGCATCACTTGATGCGCATACTGGAGCACACAATGAACACCAAACCCGCAGCTATTGAACCCAACCGTTTAAGCGTACGCGTGAGCATCGACGGCGACACAATCCACCGCACCACAATTTCCATCCCGGAATGTCTGCGCCTGCAGTACGTCGAGGAATTCGGCAGCCCTGAAACGTTCCGCAAGGCCTTGAACGAAGCGATGCAGGAAGCTGTGCCGCGCCCTGGGCTCACTCGCAGCATGGCAGTGCGCCTGATACTGGATAAGCGCTTGGGCCGCTGATGCCCCGCCGGTGACCCCGGCACCGCTCACATAACAACAATAATTGGAGACACTCCCATGAGCAGCAACACAACCCCTGACGTTCTACGTATCGACAGCCTGACCGTGAAATGCGGCAAGTCGTCTGGCATCTACCTTGAGTGCAGCCTGCGCGGCGAAAAGGCTTATTTCCCGATGCACGAAGATGACGCACAGAGGATGGCCGCCGAGCTGTCCTATTTCGCAGCAATCGTCGCAGCCCGCAAGCCAGCGCCAGCACGCAAACGTTGACCTTAGGCCGCCCCCACCAGCCCGCCCTGTGCGGGCTTTTTTACGCGTGCACGAAGCACTCCCCCCTCGCTCGCCCTTCGGGCTCGCTGCATCCCCGGCACGGTCACAGCCTGTGCGCGGCACGCGCCCAGCCTTTGCCCTTTTAGCTTGCTGTGGGGGGGCATACCTGGCGGCACCAGCCCCCGACCTACCGGCCGGGCGCTACTGCTATGGCCCCGCCCCGTGTTCGCTGCGCGCCCCCGGAGCTACCTGACGCAAAGGCTGCGAAGCACCCGCTGCGCCCCACGACCTTCCGGCCGTGCGCCACAGCTGTTTGGCACGCTGCGCTGGCCGCACGGTGGCGGCCCTGCTTGCTTCTTGGTTCTTGCACACCACTGGCGGGTGCTGCCCCTCGCCCTGAACGGGCTCAAGGCGCGACCATTAGGGCGCACCGCTCGCCGCACGGTGGCGGCTCCCTAGCTTCTGGCTTTTCACACCACTGGCATGTGCTGCGGTACGCCCTGGACGGGCTCCCCGCGCGACGACGCTGTGCCCCCCTCATTGTTTTCAATGAAGAGCCCTGAAGAGCGGTTGGCCAAGGCAGAACCGTTGAAGCCGATTGCACACGGGAGCGGTGGCTGCTCGCGACCAGGTAGATGCACAAAGTGCGCTAGGGGTGCTGTAGGTCGTCGCATGAACGACGACCGGGCAGAGGTCGAGGATGGCGCACACCGTGCACGCGAACAGCACCCGCGGCTTATGCAGGGGGTTAGATTCGACGCGAGCACCGGGCGCCCGGCCGTAGGTCGGGTGGTAGTGCGAATGCTAGGGGGTATTACTACGCAGTAAGCGAAGGTCACCGCGGGCAGCGGTGGGCGCAGCGATTTGCCAGGGCTCTTAGGCCTCGACGCAAGCACTGGGGCCTGGCCGCAGGTCAGGAGGCGGTGCGCTTTGATGACAGTAAGCTGGCGCTGGTCGGAGCTATGCGGAGACAAGGGACAGTGCCAGGGTGTTCAAGCATGCAGCCGCACAAAGTGCGCTGGGACTCGACGCTGCCTTGTTCAAACACTTCCCTTATTAGGGAATAGCTCTATCCTGCGTTCCAAAATAGGCGCCTAGTAAAATTATTATAATCTTAAAAATTATGCTTGTCTATTAATAGTGCAGGGCGGAGCAAACTATTTGCGCAGGAGGCGTGCACTTGGTTGCGCTGGCGCTGGTATCCCCCAACCCCGCATCCTGGACAACCCCCGAGCGCCGCCACGAACATTTCTTGCACAGTCAGATTTATAGAACGCTATTTTGAAATGGGCTCGCTATACATATTATGCCGCACCCAACAGCGCTGCTACTCACAACAACAACACACGGAGCCGCACATGACCACCGCCAAAGCCCTACGCGAATACTGCACCGCCAACAAGTTGTACGCCGCCGCCATGGCCGAGTACAAAAAGACGTGGGCACTGCTCGCCAATGCGCCCATGCCCGAGTATGCAGCTCTACGCTCAGCGTATGAGAAGGCAAGCGCCGCAGTTGACCGCGCCCGTGCCAACTGTGAGCTGTGCGCTGCACGCCTCGCCTAACCCAACAATAACAATAACAACACACGGAGCCACACCATGCCACTCATTAAAAAATTCACCATCGTTGACCCAGCCGTGCGCGCCAGCTACTCGCTGAAAACGTCCACCCACCTGCAGCTGAAGCTTTACGACCTGTTCTATCGGGACACGTACAAGGAAGAGGCCACCACCGGCGAGCTGGTCGAGCAAATGCTGCTCTACGTTCTGGCCAATGACCCGGACTTTGTGAAGTTCTCGAAGAAACTGCCGGCCGCACTGCAAACGGAGTTCGACGGGTACAAGCAGCGCCTGACAGGTGCGAAGTCCACCGACGAAGCCGAGGCGACCGCTGAGGCACCTGCCAAGCCCGTGGAGCCGCAGAAAACTGCGCAGCCTGTGACACCTACCCCGCCGGCGCAGGCGCCAGGGGCGTCCCAACCGGGGCTGGGGTTCACTCGTCCCTTGGGTGCGAACTAACTGACCAGGGCATCACTTAACGGATAGGAAGCCCTCGGCGCGAGTCGAGGGCTTACATCATTTCATCCTCTGGCACCGCGCTGTCTTCGTTGCCAGACTCCGCCTCTTCCCCCGATTCTGCCTCTAGTGCGGCCACCAAGTCCTCCGGCAGAATGCCCGGCTCAAGCTTAATTTTGCCTTCGTAGTCGTCGGTTACCAACTTCAGCTGTGCACTAATTTCCTCTGCAACCAAACGCATCTTGGTTTGAACCTTGTTCAGGTTCATGTATTCGATTGTAATGACAGGAACGTTGACGTCGGCCGCGACCTTGGTCGGGCTGTGCAGCATCAGCAGGGAGAGTGCCATCAGGTCAGACGCACACGAACCTCCAAAAGTCGCGTACGTGCGGCGCAAATCCTGTGCGCCGAAGTGCAAGCCGCCCAGCACTTCTGATATATACCGCCAGGAGCTGCGAGGGTCAGAAAGGCGAGAGTCCGCTTTCACTCGGACACCGCGCTGCGCGGTCGATGTGTACCACACCCAGCCTTGCGGGTCGGCAGCAAACTCGCGACGCGCTTTGAGAATCTCCATCACCCGGTTGCTGAGCGGCAGATGAATCATCGGTGCGTTCTGTGGCAGCCGTTTGCCTCGCCGCTTCGTGCCAGGCCGATGTGGGTCAATCAGGTACACGCCTTTCACCCAGTCGATTTGGTCAAATCGCATGTCTATCATTAGCGAACGCCGCAGACTGGTGAGCAGGTAGCACTCAAACATGTCACCCCACCAGGGTGGGCACAGCTGCCTAGCAGCGCGCATCGCGAGCCCTACCTGCTCAAGCGGAATCTCTCGGGTCTTCTTGTGAATGACGGGCAATTTCTTCTTGACGTCGCGCGGCGGATTGAAGTTTTCCTTGACGTTCCTCAAGCCCTCAAATGTCGCTGCCATCTGATATAACTTGATTGCGGCGGTGATGATGCCGTTCATAGTCGCCGGCTGCACAGGCCCAACGAATTTAGGTACAAGCTTGCCGTCTGGCCCGGCCACCTGGCCAACCTGTACTCTGCCATTCAGCAGACTGTTCTGTAGGTTGAGCCAGAACGCGTAGTTGAGTTCGTCGAGATACCTTTCCAGGAAATGGCCGAAATAGCGCGTGAGAATTTCCTTGTCTTTCTTATGAGTCGCAGGCCGGTTGGTGTTGTTGTCAGCGTCGTAGTGTTTCATGCACGCGGCAATGGTGAGCCGCGGCGAACCGGACCCTGGCTCGAACCTAGAAGCGCGCGTCGCTGCACGGGTGCTGAGGACCTTCGCCTGTGCGTCAGCCATCTCCATCGCAACTTCTGACTCATCTAGGGCCTTTACAAAGCCTAAGGACACTTTGCGGTCTTTCTTAGTGTGACCACCCTTGCCATCTGGCTCATTCGTTTTGTACCGATGCACCCATAGCCGGCGAACGCGCTTCTTAGCGTCCGGCCGCATGACGCGTACGAACAGCCCGGGCGTCCCGACGACCTTGTGTTCGACATACGCTAGCGTTGATTCATCCTCAGGCCCTGGTGCGATACGTGCGTGCTGCTCCGTCTCAATCCGGTACGACGCCTTTTTCTTCTTATCATCTTGACTCATGTGAACTCCTCAGCGGGTGTGTATCCTCTGAGCATTATGATGCTAAACTCAGAAAGGGGAAAGTGACTTTACGCTGGTTTTCCCCCGATATAGCGGAGGTATAAATGTTTTCCCCTTTTTCACTGTGTTTGTTTCCGCTCGGAAACGGATTTTCGGGGCAAAGGGGAAAGGAAAAGCGAGGGGTAGTTCTTGTAGAATCAACGAGTTATATTAAAAAGCACATCATGGTGTGCAGAAAAACTCATTGTTGTTGGTTTGCACTACACACTCATAATCCGTTGGTGCCGTGTTCGACTCACGGGAGGCCTACCAAATTTTCCTTGAAAAATCAGGGGCTTATGCGATTCTCCTTGCGACCTCTGATTCCTTTTCTGTGTAACGTTCTGAGCTGTGTAACGGCTGTGTAAGTAAATCTCTTCAACTACGTGGCTCGCGGCGCGACGATTCGTC